TCTCTACTCGGATGCTTATTTAACAGATGTCATCGACACTAGCGAGGCAGTAATCTTGCCAATGCTTGTCAAGTACGCATCTCCAATTCAAAAAGTCCAACTAAGCGGCAATGTCGCAACTTATGTAGTAGTTGGCAACAACATTTTTTCAGAGGGTCAAAGCGTTGTAATTACAGGATGCGGTTCGCCTTTTAACGGAACATTTACAATCCTGGAATCAAGCAACATAGATTTTGACGATGTTATTATTAACTCAAACCAACGCATTTTTATTGATGAGGTTTATTCAGATTTCAATGCTTTCTTTACCGTTAGTCTCACCAATGCAGACATTTCTGAGCGCAATGTTATCCCTTCAGGACTTGCCACCCTCTCAGGTGCAGCAACTTATGTTGGTGTGCCAGCAGTCGAATCTGCCGTTTTGGCAGTTGCAGTTGAAGTGTTCCAATCCCGAATTGCTCCAGGTGGACAGATCGAAGGAATAGACTTTACAACCGTGAGCCCTTACAGGCTCGGGAGGTCACTTTTCAACAGGGTGTCGGGGCTTCTCGGTCAATACCTTGATGTTGAAACAATGGTGCAATAGTGCCAGCCTCAACAATTCTGTCAGCAGTTAGACAACCTTTAGCCAATGCCTTATCAGGTGTTGCAGCAAATGTTTATGCCTATGTCCCTGAAGCGCCTCAAGTTCCTTTTTGCGTGAATGTCCCGGACTCGCCTTATTTAGAATTGCAAACAATTAACAAGTCAACCTTGCATGTAAAGATCAATTTGGTCATTTCAGTCGCGGTTGCTTACAACTCCAATCCAGCATCCCTGGACAATTTGGAGCAACTTATCATGAGCGTTCTCGCCGTCATCCCTAACGGATACACGATCGAGGCGGTTGAAAAACCAACAGTTACTCAGGTCGGCCCATCAAATTGCTTGGTGTCCGATGTTCGAGTTTCCACTTACTACACACAAACAACCTAAGGAAAAAAATGGCAACCACAGTAATCACAGGTCGCGATGTTTCTTTGTCTTTCACAGGTGGAACAGACATCGATGCTCAAGCGACATCAGCAATCCTAACAAAGACCAATGTTCGTGAAACCTATCAAACACTTGATGGCGAAGCGTATAAGACAGTTAACATCGAAGGCACATTTGCACTTGAGATGCTCGCTGACTGGGGTAAGACAGATTCAGTATGCGAGGCACTATGGGCAGCAGCAGAATCAGCACCTGACACAGACATCACAATTTCATTGACTGCTGCAACTGGAGCGACTTTCTCATTCCCAATTAAGCCTGAATTTCCAACCGCAGGTGGCGCAGGAACTGATGCTCAGACTGTATCATTCACATTCAAGGTATCAAAAGGCGCAGTAACAGAAACATTCTCCGCCTAATTAGTAGAAACGGGAGCACAAAATGAAACTACCAATTCTGATCGAGTTCAACACAGGTGAAAAAGCAACTTATGTTGCTCAAGTCCCTGAATGGGCTAAGTGGGAAAAGGCGACAGGTAGCACCATCAGTAAGGCTCAGGATTCCATTGGAATTTGGGATTTAATGTTTTTGGCTTACAACGCAATGAAGCGTGAGTCAGGTGGCAAGCCAGTCAAAGGCTTTGAGGTTTGGATGGAAGGCGTTGCTGAAGTAACGGTTTTGGATTCAGACCCAAAAGTTTCGAGCCAGGAAGCATCAACAGAGTCCTAATCCAGTTAGCACTGGCAACAGGGATTCCAATGAGCGAATGGCAAACCGCAGAGGAAATTCTTACCGCGTTAGAAATACTTAAGGAGCAAAACGGTGGCAGGTGAAATAGATCAAGAGCGCTATTTTACTTATGACAAAGCCGAATTGCGATCAATCATGAAGGCTTTCAAAGCCATGAGTGATGAAGGTCAAGCGGCGGCGAAGCGCGAGTCAGGTGCTCTTGCAGATTATGCAACGCAACAGATTCGCGTTTCAGCCGTTGGTGTTCAGCAAAAAAGAATTGCAGATGGCATCAAGGTTTCAAAGACATCTAAAATCGGTGAGTTTGGAATTGGGTTCGCTTCACAGAAATTCTCAGGCGGAGCAACAACTCAGTTGAATGTTAACGGTCAAGCAGGTGGTCGAGGCATCCTTGCAGGTGTCGAGTTTGGATCAAAAAGGTTTTCTCGTTTTGGCGAAAGAACTCCTCGTTATGGACAACGCGGAAATGTCGGTCGATTTATTTGGCCGACAATGAGAAGGATTCAACCTCAGATCATTCGCAAGTGGGAAACCGCTTTTGAAAAAATACTTAAGGAATGGACATAATGGCTGGAGATAGTAGAACCCTCAAGTTATCCATCCTGGCAGATGTCGATGATCTAAATAAAAAACTCAAAGCAGCAACAGGTGATGTTGAGGGCTTTGGTGGCAAAATGGCCAATGTCGGTAAAAAGATCGGTGTGGCTCTCGCAGCAGCCGCAGCAGCCGCAGGCGCAATGGCGGTCAAGATTGGTATCGATGCAGTCAAGGCAGCATCTAACCTTGCAGAAACTCAATCAAAAGTTGGAGTCATCTTTGGTGAGTCAGCAGATGCAATCAACAAGTTTGCTGCTACCGCCGCCACTAAGTTAGGCCAGAGCAAACAACAGGCACTCGATGCCGCATCTACCTTTGCAACCTTTGGAAAATCCGCAGGACTTGCAGGTGATGATCTTGTTGGCTTCTCAACTGAATTAACAACACTCTCAGCAGATTTAGCATCTTTCTACAACACATCTCCCGAGGAGGCTATTACTGCCATTGGAGCAGCACTCCGAGGTGAGTCAGAGCCAATCCGCAAATACGGAATCCTGCTCAACGATGCCGCCTTAAAGCAAGAGGCAATGACAATGGGCATCTACAACGGTAGCGGTGCTCTTACTGCTCAACAAAAGGTTTTGGCTGCTCAGGCAGTTATCATGAAACAAAGCACTGATGCTCAGGGAGATTTTGCAAGAACATCAGATGGCCTAGCAAATCAACAAAGAATCCTTGCCGCTCAGTTTGAAAATGTTAAGTCAACAATCGGCACTGCTTTGCTCCCTGTTGTCCTGGAATTGGTTGGCGCTTTTAATAGAAATGTTCTGCCTGCGATCGTAAAGGTCAGCGATGCTATTGGCCAGGGTGGGCTTACAGGCTACATCAGCAACATCAAGGATTTAATCAAAAACTTTTTTACTCCAGTTCTTGAAGGCTTAAAAAGTGCATGGGATAGCATTTCAGGTGCTCTAAGTCGCAACTCAGATTCATTCCAAAAACTTGCAAACTTTATTAAAGATGTTTTCATTCCAATAGTAGGAACAGGTTTGAAATACCAATTAGAAATTATTGGAAATGTATTTGGCAGAATCATTGACATCATTGGTGGAGCGATAGACAAAATCGCCTCATTTGTCGAGGCAGTCAAAAACATGGTCAATGCAGTGATCTCTGCTTACAACCGACTCCCAACCCCTGACATTGGTTTAATTGGTGCAGGCGGTGGCGCATCTCGTGGCGGTGGCAGTTCTGCAACAGGCGGTGGAGCATTTACTGGCAGCAGTGGCGGTGGCATGGCAGGCGGTTCAGGTAGCGGTAGCGGCGCTGGAACTTTTGGCGGCGGTAGTGCAGGCGGCTCTGGAGGTAGCGGAGGAGCAGGCGGAACTGCACCTGTTGGCGCAACTAGCATGCTTAAACTTGTTGATCGCTTAACTGACATCTCTGAAAAATTTACCGACCTGCAATTCCTTGTTGACACAGGCGGCATCAGCAGAAAGGCTGGAGTTGCTGAACTTAACAAACTTACAAAAGAGTTTGATGTTTTAAGCAGGCAGGCAGATAGACTCGTTGCAACACAAACCCCTGCTGCTGCTCCACCTGCCATGACAAATTACTATGTTGAGTTTAATGGAATCGTTGGCGATCCTGAAGGGGTCAAGCGCCAATTGGTTGATCTTATGAATGACTCAAGTGCTCGAGGTACATTGGGAGCCGAAGGATTTACTAAGTGACCGCATGGAGTCCCGTTTGGCAAGTGTCAATGAATGGTGGGACTTTTACAACAGTCACGCTTTCAAACCTGACAATCACATCAGGTCGAACAGACATCTATTCTCAAGCCGTTGCAGGTTACTGTTCAGTTGAACTGGTCAACACAGATCAATCCGAACTTAGCATTGAACTCAATGATCAGATAGCAATCCAGGTCAAAGACTCGTCTAACACCTTTATCCCTATTTTTGGCGGCTTTATCACTGACATTGATCAAAGCGTTAGATCAGCAGGTGCGCTTGCCGTTGTTCAAAGTTTTAAGATTATCGCTCTAGGCGCTCTTTCTCGCTTGCCTAAGATTCTCACTGAAGGAGTCCTGACAAAAGATTTTGACGGAGATCAGATTTACTCAATTCTTGCAGGCTTGCTTTACAACACCTGGAATGAAGTGCCTGCCGCAACCCAATGGTCAACCTATAACGCAACAACAACCTGGGCAGATGCTGAGAACTCAGGACTGGGCGAAATTGACCAACCTGGAGATTATGAACTGACAGATCGCTCAGCCGATACAACCGATGTTTATTCACTCATTTCGGCTCTTGCAACCTCAGGACTGGGCTACATCTATGAGGATGCTCAAGGACGAATTGGTTATGCAGACTCGACTCATCGCAGCCAATACCTTGCCGCTAACGGATACCTCGAAGTTACTGGCAGCCATGCCTTAGCCCGGGGAATTGCAACATCTCGCCGAATTGGTGACATCCGCAATGAGGTTGTAATTACCTATAAGAACGGGCAACAAGAAATTGCTGATGATCTTGCCTCTCAGGCGCTTTATGGCAAGCAGGCTCAGAACATTCAGACATCGATTGAAAATGGCGTTGATGCTCAAGCGCAGGCAGATTTCTATCTTGCCCTTCGCGCTTACCCTCAGAGTTTTTTCAAGTCTATTACCTTTGAATTGACCAATCCTGAAATTGACGATTCTGATCGTGATCGGCTTCTCAATGTTTTTATGGGCGAAGCGTTAGACATAACTGACTTGCCTGCAAACATGACTGGGGGCAGATTCCAGGGCTTTGTTGAGGGTTGGACTTTCAGCGCAGGATTCAACACGCTTTCAGTGACCTTACTTCTCTCGCCTATTGCGTTTAGCCTTCAGGCGATGAAGTGGATTGATGTCCCAATCACTGAGGCATGGAATACAATCTCGCCAACTTTAGACTGGACTAACGCTACAATAGTAGCCTGACAATAGGAGAAAAATGGCAACGACAACCAATTATGGGTGGACAACACCTAATGACACAGATCTGGTTAAAGATGGCGCAGCGGCTATCCGCACCCTTGGTTCATCTATTGACACAACC